CGTATCGGTATTGCTAAAGCGTGCCGTCGAGAGGGCTTTCGCGGCCAGCACGGGCGTGGAGACATAGCCCGCGCTCGTCGGCACGTGGTTCGTCGCGGCGACGTCCGTTTGGAATTCGAGGACTTTGGCATAATCGAGCGTGCCGCCGGCCACACTGCCGACGCCGCTGGTGCCGATAATCCCCTGCGGCTCTGAGCCGCCCGCCCCGTGCAACACGGCTTTATCGAGGGCCAAGGCGGTCACCGCCGAGAGGTCATTGGTGACGATCTGTTCAGCGGACGGACTGCTCTGCAGCATCAATTGCCGCGAGATTTCCGTATACGCAGCCACCGTATTCGGGCTCAGGGCGACTTGATCGAACGTCTGCTGACTCTCGGTCGCGGCCGTCGATTCATTCGCGAGCCAGTAGGCCGTGGCGGCCGCGGTTTGCCGCGGGATGGTCACGTTGCCGACGAGCCCGGTCAGGCGCCGGGCGCCCATCGCGAAGGCCACGGCTTTATTGCGGAGCATATCGATGAAGCCCTGGTTATTGGTTTCGACCAAATGGCCGCCGGCGGTCGGGGTGGCCACTTGCAGATCGCGCCGGCCCTCATGCGGATCACGCGTCACTTGCAGGACGTCATAGGGCACAAAGAAGCGATGCGGATCGGGCGCTTTGCCCAACCGCTTCTGGATTTCTTTCGTACATTCCAATTCAAACGGTGCCATCGACCAGGAATTGGTCACAATGGCTTGCACGCCGCGCAAAATGCTGAAGCGCTCGGTCTCGCGCCCCGTCAGATCCAGGCGCGCGACGCTCTTCGGATTCGATTTGCTCCGCTCTTCCACGACTTTCAGGATTTCTTCGGCCACATCTTCGACCGGTAAGCCCTGCCCGATGAACATCTGCTGGAATTTCTCATCGAGATGATAGGAGCGGCACAAATTCTCAATCGCTTTCACGCGACGGGCTTCCATTTCCACATAGCCCAAGCCTTTGGGCTCCAGTTGCTGGACCGATCCTGCGGCCGTGCTCGGGGTCGTAGTGCTGGGCGCGCCATTGGCCGGTGCGCCATTCGTGTCTTGCTGCGACATACCTTGCCTCCCTTTTTCGGATGTTTCTCGAATCATGCGGACTTCGTATTCCCGCCCAATGCCCACAGTGGGATCGGCCGGCACTGTAACAATCGAGGTCTCAAACGGCTCCCAATCGGTGACGCGAAAGACCTCGTCCTTCTTGGATTCTTCGATGGTGTTGATGCGATAGGCAATGCTGACATTGCGCAGCCCTCCTTCGATCATCCGCACGATTTCATCAGCACGCGGGGTATCGAACAGCGTCGCCTTCACCATCGAGCGTCCACCTTCGAGCCACATTTTGTTGACCATACCGAATATGTCCTTCAGGTCGTGGTTAAACAGGAGCGGCATCGCCCCGCTTTTCGCTCGGCCCATGCGGACGGCTTTCTCCTCATGCACGAGGACTTCAGTGCCGAACCACCGTTCATACGGTTCCTCACTGCTCGCGCTAAACGTCAGCGTGCGTGGTTTGCCGTCGGCGCGTTCGACGTGAAAATCGGGATAGGTTTGAAAGCGTCGATAGTTTTCTTTGACTTTTAAGACTTCATCGCCCATAGCGATACCTCCGGTGATGCCCGTTGTGGCCATTGAGGCTAGCCGCCACGAGCTCGGGTTCCATCTCGTCTTCAGTCTCTTCTTCGTCGGGCTCCTCTTCCTCAGGCATCGGGGCATTCGGGGACGCGCCAGCGGGCGCGGCTTGTGGTTGTCCCGCGGGCGTCAGCGAGGGATCCGTATCGAAGACCAACCCTTTCTCGTGCATCCAGGCCAGCTCCTCCTCGCGCTCGGTCAAAATATCCTCGAGGTCGTCGCCGTTGCCCGTTTGCTCGATCACGCGACTGACCGTCGTGAAGCCACACCGGATGGCGTCTTTGTACGCGGCCACTTCTTTCGTCGGGTCCACCCAGTTCCAGCCGCGCGGCTTCATGCGGACGGCTTCATACTTGGCGGGATCGACCGCATAATCCTCAAGGTCGAGCCCGGCAATCGCCCCTGCCATGACGGCCAGGCCGAGCCATTCGCGGTGGAGCGGTTCACGGAATGATCGGATGAACCAGCGCTGGAGCATGCGCCACAGGTCACGGTCATCGAGCAAGGCGAGCCGAGAAGACGAATAATTGCTTTGCGAGTAATCGCGTGAGAGGGATTCATAGCTGGCGCCGACCCCGCTGGCCACTTCGCGCAGCATCAGCCGCATGAAGGGATCCAACTGGGCATTGGGACGGTTCGGCGCGGCAAAGGTAAATTTTTCTCCCGGGTGCAAACGCTGAATGATCGCGGGGGTCAGTTCCTCCATCGTCATGCCTTCGGGACCCTTCTCGCCGTACTGCGTTTCGGCGTTCGGCAGTTCGATGATCCCCATGTAGCAGGCGGCAGCACGGGCGGCCACGATTTCTGCCTCGCCCAGGCCGTCCATATCGTTCAACCGGCGAAGCGCCGCGTGCATCCAGGGCACGCCGCGGGTTTGTGGCCACCGGTCGATAATGCGCAAGTGGATAATGTCGGAGGCCGGCACGCGCTCGGTGTCCACGGTCATATCATCGAGCGTGCGAATCTCATTGGGGTGCAGCGAGCGAATCCAGTAGGCGAGCGGACGGTGGTATTTATCGATCTCGACGCCGAGCCGGGCATGGGCGGCACCAATCGCGGGAATGCCTAAATGATCGTCCGCGATGCGTTCGCTTTCGATCAATTCGAGGCCGAGCGGAATACGCGAATCACCGAAGGCACGATAGTGTTTCCGGATAAAGACTTCGCCCGCTTCAAACACTTGGCCCATACACTGGCGCTCGAATTCTGAGAAATGCAGCGAGCCACCCGTGTGACACTGCTGGGGATCGCACCATTGCAACCAGGCGGCTTCAATCGCATCGTTGAGGGACGTTTTCAGCGTGTAGCGGGTCGTCTGGATGCGCGCCTGCATCCCGATGCCTGCGCCGACGACATTGGATTGCACAATGGTCTTGGCCCGCTTGGCGTACGCCGCATCGCGACAGGATTCGCGCGAGCGCGAGCGCAATTTCGTGAGCGAACTGGCCGCCTCTTGATCTTCTGACCCCGACGCACTTTGGCCCCAGGTCAGATTGAGGCGCGACGTTCTCGCCGCGGCGTACATGCGCTGCAAGTCGATAGATGTGCGCGCGGAAGCCTTGGGCTTCGGCGGCGTTTTGGGCGGCTTGCGCTTCACCGGGGCCGGCGCCGGCGCAATCCACTTGGCGAGCGCTTTGCGGACTCCCTCCATCATGAGCCGCTGACTTTCCCTTCTTTGCTGACGGTCACTTTCTTTTCGTCGTCTGAGCCTTGCTCCACGTAGGTGATCTCATAGCCGCCGCCTTCGCCTTCTTGTTTCTTGGCACTCTTCACCACGGCATTCGGATATTTCTGCTGGACGGCTTCCACGCCTTTTTCGGTCTCGGGATCAATCTCGCGTCGTTCCATCCCTTGATTCGGTTTGTCTTTCGATTGGGCCATGGTCGCGTCTCCTTTGTCGGTTACTGCGGTTCGGGTTTCGGTTTCTTCGCTTGCCCGGGCGCTTCGTCCGGGCGCTCCTCCGTGCTGACAATCGTGCAGCTGCTGTCCATTTCCAACTCGATGATGTGATAGACGTTCTGTTCATCGATCTGGCCAATGGTCACGTCGTAGCCGGTGGCCCCGCCTTCCATGGTGACGCTTTTGGCCTCCAGCACTTTGCAGCCGGGATAGGCCGCTTGCGCCGCCAACACGGCATCCTCCGTGCCCGGCTGGATGTCCGGCTCTTTGTTGTAGAGTTCTTCATTCGATGGCCGTCCGGCCCCTTCTGGTTTCGCCATAATTAGACCCTCCCAAAGCGCACATAGATTTTGCGGGGATCGCCGCCGAGTGCGTCGCTGGCTTGCTCGATCGCGGCTTGCTCGTTCGCCCAATCGCTTTTGCAGCGGTCGACGTACAAAATTAAATCTTCGATGTTCTGCTGGGTATAGACCCGGCCATTGAGGGAGACCGTCTTGCCGAGCTTGACGTTCTTCCACGCCTCCATCGCGTTGTCGTAGGCGATCTTGGCGTCGCTGCGGAGATCGGTGGAGAAATTCGTGGCGGCGAGATTCGGGGTAACTTTAACCGTGCCTTTGCCAATCGTGTAGCGCTCGATCCCGAGCGACATGTGGGCTTCCCAGACCCAATCGCCCGGGCGCATGCTGGCACTTTGGGCCGCCGTGATCGTCGCGAGATAGCCGCTCAAATAGGTTTCCGCGGTGAGATTCAGCGCGCCGTCGCCGCGTTCCCCGCGAAAGGCGTAGGTCAAGATCCAGCCGTCGCCTGGGGGGAATTCGCTGGGCTCGAGATACCACTGAACCGTATCGCCGGCGGGAAACAGGACAGGCTCACCTGTGGGCACTTGCGGCGCCATAGATGAGCTAACGCTATTAGCGGGGTTGTTTAGCGAATACTAGAGGGGCGTGTCGCGTTTTGGCGCACGTTGGCAGGTTTTGGCAGGTTTTGGCGCACTATTTTTCAATCGGCATTCGGCGATGCGCCCGCTGGCAAGAGCGAACTGCGGGCGATCAGCCGCTGGCCGCCTGGCGTCGTGACCACAATTAACCGACGCTCTTGCACCCAGCGTTGAATGCTGCGCGTGCTGCGCCCAAAGAACATCGCCACTTCGTCATAGCGTAGATATTCTTTGTCTTGAAACACGAATGACATGGCCATACCTCCTTTCAATTATTCCTGTCGTATCGTTTTTTCATGTCTAATGCGTGGCAGATACGACAGATGCGAGCGACCCTGCCATTTTTTCTTTTCGCCAAGATTAGATTCCGACCAGTGTAGGGATGCCCTTGCGGACAATGCGTTTTGACAGCATGCAGTGCGCCAGGACTGAGACCGCGCAGAACATTCACGCGATGCGTAACGAATTCTAGGTGATCAGGATTGCAGCAACAGCGCACGCGGCAGAGATGATCGCTTTCGAGTCCCACTGGAATTGGCCCTCGCATTTCTTCGTAGATATACCGATGAACTCTACGGAGTCGTCCATTCACTTGACACTGGCCATAGCCTTTTTGGTTCTCGCTTCCCTCCCACAGCCAACATCCACTCTCGGTGACAGGAATTACCCGACGCAAAACACTTTCGAGCGTTGCCTTGTGACTCATTTTGCCTCCGCCATTAATGCAATGATAAAAGTCCATACGTTCAATCCAGGACTGCCGAACCAGTGTTCTTGTTTTTCGTCTGCTCGGTGATACTCATGCAGAAGCGTCGCGGGAAAGCTAACCAGGGCGACGGCGCACCAGGCGGCTGCCACGAGGTATACCGCTTGCTGTTCCACGACGCCGTGCCCCAGTCGCCATAGCCCCATTGTGAGATAGAGCAGGAGGGCCCCCAATCCCACGAGGCCATGCTCGATCAATTGCTGGAAATATTCGTTGTGCGCACAGGTATACGTGCGATGCTGCGTCGCGGCGATCTGATACGTTTTGACAAACCACGTGCACGTCCCAAAGCCGAACAGCCAGGCTTTCGGGCCCGCCGGCAGCCAAACCTCACGCAACACCGCGCGCCAATAGGCCAAGCGCCCTGAATCAAACCACGGCTCCCCGGCGGCGCCCCGCCAGACGCGATACCACGGGGCACTGCTCCAGGCGAATTGATCCTTTAACCCGGTCGCGCTGTGGGAGCTCCAGGCGTCCTTCGTGACGACAATCAAGGTGCCCGCGACAACGGCCCCAACCGCCGCCGTCGCGAGCGACCAGGGGAGCGAGACCAGCGAAAGGACAGCGAGCCCTGTGCCGATCAGCCCCAGGTGTCCGATATTCGGATGGTGCCATTGCTCAAGTCTCGTATTCAGATGCTGCGGGAGATAACTCAGTGCCCAGGCCAGGAGCGCCCACCATTGGCCCATCCAGACCAGCCCAATGGCGCACGCTTGCGCAAGGGCACTGAGCGCGAGCAAGTGCATGCGATTGGCTTGCCCGCAGATATGCGGATCGAGCGGTTGATCTTCGTAGAGGCCCCACATGCCCCACCAGGTCTCGCGGGTCCAAATGCGAAACGGGCGGTCTTTAATCCAGAGTCCAATCGCGGCATAGCACCCAAGAAAGCACCCGATGCCGGCGCCGGTCCAGAGCAGATACGGGAGCATCCAGACTCGCATGTGCGGGGCCATCAGGGCATAGCTGCCCGCAATTGCGGCCATCGGAATGAGTGAGGCGCGCAGCACATACCAGAGGCGACCCACTTGAAAGAGGCCGAGCACAATCGTGGCCATGAGCAAACCCGCGTAGGGATTCTCCATCAGCCAGGCTTCCATCCCCATGATGCAGGTCCACCACCAGAGTTCCCGATTGCGAAATTCCTGCACGTCCCACCCGCACGAGGCAATCGTGCCCATTACGAATAAGACGATTAAAAGGGCGAGCATCAACATTGCTCTTTCCCCATATAGGCGGCTGGCCGCGCCCATTTGCGGTGCACTTTACGCCACGGTTCCGCATACTGAAAGAATGTCTCTCGTTGGTAGAGTTGACAGAAGGGCATGAACCCTAATTCCAATACGCGCTCGCAGCGCCGTTCGGCTTCTTCCACCGTTTCGTGGTCATAGCCGATCATTGTGTAGCAGCGGCGCTTGCGCAGCGGAATGCCCTCTAAAATCTTTGCGGCCTTTTCCAACCATGGCACATCGGCAGCGGTATCGCAGGCGAACCACAATTCTCCGATAGGAATCGAATCGAACAAAGGACGATGCCAGTCCCGGAGATAATGTTTATCCAGTCCCCCGTTAAAATAAATATTCCGATTCTGTGCCCGGAGCATGTCGAATACGGCACGAATATGCGTCTCAGAACACGCCAACAGGTTATTGTCTTGGACGATATAGCCCGGCTGGATCGTCAATTCTCTGATAGTGCCCTCCGATTTTGGCACGATGCACCAGCCACATTTTTTCGGGCACCCACGACTCGTAATAGTGCACCCCTCTTTCAAGAAACGTCCCGGCGTAAATTCCCCGCCGGGATCGCCATAGGCTGGGCCACCGACTTGTACATCGTCGTAATGCGCGCGCCATTCGTCGGCCAGTCGTTCGGCGCTTTCTCTGTGCCATGTAAAGGTCACACTCACTCGCACGGGAATCGTGCGGTCCATCGGACGAAATAAGGGCGGGCTGCCGATAAATGCCCAAGCATCTTCAGGCGTCCATTTGGTCCGATGCGGAAAGACTCGAATCATCGGCAGCCGATCCACGAAATCAAATAGAGAATCAGTGCGAGCGGGGCCAGCATGGTCGCCCCGCAGAGCGCAATCAAACAGATCGCCATGCACGCACGCCCGATACTCGTCAAATCAGGCAAGACCTCGCGTTCAACGAGCGTCACGGTCGGGTCGGTCGTCGGGGTCGCCACCGGCTCGTGGGAGTTTAATGGGTTCATAATCGTCCTTGATCGTCAGCATATAGGCTGGCAAGGTCATGATATGCACTTCGCCAAAATCTTCATGGATATATTTCATCGCGAACCACATCTTGCCATTGTCCTTGCCAAGGTAGACGCGGCGCATCATTTCCAGCCTCCGACCCAGCCCGGTCGTGGCGGCACAAAGGGTTTCCGAAACTGCTTCGGGAGCGGATCGATCTCGCCTGTGGGCGATGGCGATGGAGGGGCGGCCTTGGTGGCGGCTTTTTGCGCCATCGCCGCAGCAAGCGCCTGAAGGTTGGGGTTCAGGATCGCAAGAGCCGCAAGGTTGTAGACTTTGAGGTCGAGCGCTTCGTTGCGCGCGCGGATTTTTTTATAGTAGAAGCCTTGCGCGACCCCGCGGTCGTATTTGGTGCGTCGTTCTTCAGAGGCCAATTGCGCGAAATATTCATCGTCATAGCCATCCATTCGAGGGTAATGACAGTAGCCAGGTCCATAAGTGTCGAGTTTGAGTCTCGGGAAGATAGTGTCTTTAGCCGTATCAGTGCCGACTGTAAAAAGTTGGACTCCTCCGAGGTTATTCGTTGAAGGTCTACCAACAATAGGATGGCCAGTTTGGTTACTACCTTTAATGGCAAATATCCTGCGAGCCTGTCGGGCTTTGCAGAACGCATACGCCTCCTTCGCATGGTGACCCGTGTCGACCACCGCCTGCACAATTTTCATGGGCATTCCATAGGCGTGCTGCCATGAGCGCATGAGCCATTGGTCAAGGAGTTTCCAGACCTCGGGCTGCGCGGGTGAGCCGTAAAAGCGTTGATAGTCAATCGACCAGGATTCTTCCTCGAGGCCCCAGCCGACGCACTCCGCCTCGATCCGGTTGTCTTGAATGTCGGCCGCCGCCGTGAGCACGAGCACGCCTTCGGGCACCGGCGCGGCGTACTCCTCGCGCCGTTGATACAACAGCGAGTGTTCCACCTTCTCAGTCTCCTCGTAGAAGGTTTCGGCCAGGTTGGTGTTCGTGAAGGTCTGCTGCTGCTCGCGGTCCCGCTTCCTGATGATGGTCGTCCACTCCTCGGCGAGGTGCGCCCAGGAGTTGACCCAGCCGTAGGGCGCGTAGAGGGCGTTGAGGTGAAAGCCGGCGGTGGCGCGCCCCGGCTGCTGCGCGATCCACTTGCCCTTGGCCAGCATCTGGGTTTTGTGGTGCTCGGGGATCAACTTCAGGCACCGGCTGCACTGATACTTCGCCAGGTCAGGACGATCCTGCGGCCAGGTGAGGCCGCCCCAGCGGAGCTGCTGGAGATGCTTGCAGTACGGGCAGGGCACGAAGTAGCGGCGCTGATCGCTTGCTTCATACTCGGGCTCGATGACGCTCGTTTCTTTCAAGAGCGGCGTGCTGCACAGATAGATCTTGTGGCGCGCGTAGGTGAGCGTGCGCTTCTCGGCGATCTGGACCGGCGGCCCCTCTTCATCCACAGAGTATGGATAGGCGTCGACCTCATCCAAGAAGAGGTTTTGCGCCGACATGAACCTCAAGCCAACGCCGGAGTTGGCGCCCGTCAGCACGATCATGCCACCCGTAAATTCTTTGCCCAAAATCGTGTTTCCAGAATCGCGCGAGCGCGCCTCCTTGACGGCGCCTTTCAGCACCGTCACCGAGTCGAACATCGGTTGGATTTTTTGCTTCGACAATTTCTTGGCCACATCCACCGTCGGCTCCACAATCAACATTGAGGCAGGGGCCCGGTGCACCGTGTAGCCAATCCAATTCT